TGTTTCTAACCAACCACATTCACTTGCTGCTTGTCTATCCCAATGACTTCTTTTTGAAACCCAATCTATTAAACGATAAACAAGTTTTTCACCTGTAATATCATTACCTGGTTCTGGTTCTGAATAGTAATCTTTGTAATTATATTCTTTATAGTTAGCGCCTGTACCTGGACTACCATTAACTTCTAATATATATGGTTTACCTTTATAAACAATATGGTCAACCCCTACGAGATATGCTTTAGAAGCTCTACTTGCTTTTAATATAATTTCTTTTTCTTCTTCGGATAGTTTATATGGTTCCGCTGAACCACCTCTATGAATATTGGATCTAAAGTCTTCTTTAGAGTGTATTCTTTTTGTGGAAGCAAATATTTTATTATCTACCACAAAAGTTCTTACATCAAAAGGTACTTCCATAAACTCTTGTAATAATACTTCGGCATCGTGGTTCCATAATGCTTGTACAGTGGATACAAGGTTTTCATAACTTTCAACTTTAACAACTCCAATACCTTGTGTACCTGTTAATGTTTTTAATATAACTGGAAACTTACCACCAACTAATTTTAATGCGTCATCTAAGTTTTTTTCATTAGAAACAAACGCTGTACGTGGTATAGGTATACCAAACTTTTCAAATAATAACGCTGTTGTTAATTTGTTATCACAAGTCAACATAGCCGACCTTGTGTTTAACATAAACGCTGATGAGTTTTGAAATGCTGATATTAATGACAATCCAGCTTCATCTTCTATTGAACCTGCTCGTGTAATACAAACAGTATCTTTGCCTACAAAAGTATGTTCACTATCTTTACCGTCAAAGTTGTAAACAGTTAATGTATTTTTGTCTTCATCTTTACCTGTGATGATAGCGTGTTTAGTGTTTATAATAACACACTTAAAACCTTTTTTCTCACAAGCTTTTTGTATAAAAGCAACTGTACGTTCTTTTTTAGGTGTTTCGCCAGCTTTTTGTTTTTTAATATTAGGATTTGATTTAGTAATAATCGCAACAGTAATAGGATTATCTTTACGTTCTGTGTCTTGTTCGACTATATAATCTTTAAATTTAGGAACTTGCATTTACTTCTCATTTTGTACTTCTACTTTTGCTTCAACTTTTTTACCTATATTGTACTTTGCTAATAAGTTCCATTCTTTTTTCTCTTTAAAAGGTAATACTTTAATTTGACTTAACGGTGCTTTATTTTCAAGTTTAGTTTTATCAACAACATCAATTAAATTCCAATCTTGTAATAGTATAGCAATTGTGTTTCTTCTTTGAATATCATTATCTATTAACGTTGCTTTCTTACCGTCTAAAGCAAATAGTTCTTTAAAATGTGTAATAAAGTATTTACCTTGTTTGTGTAAAATATGACACGATTGAAATAGTGTCTTATCTTTACGACTAGCAACACCAATACGTGTTAAAGTTTCTCTAATTTTTAAGAAGTCGTCTGGTTGTTTAATTGTTACTTCAAGCATACTAGCAGGCGACCATTGTATTTCTTCACTCATCTCTTTATTCTCCCACCCTTTTCTAGGGAATCTTTTATTTCTTCAATTTGTTTTTCTGTTAGTATGTTGAGAGCCTGTTTTGCTTTTTCATTACTATAACCATAATACTCTTTTACATACTCTAAATTCTTCAATTTGGCTTGTGATAGCCACTTGCCACCAAATCGCTTTCCTTTTCTTATACTATTTAGTAGAAAATGAAATTGAACTTTCTTATCTAAAAAGTGATAACCATTCATCTCATTGGCTTGAGCAATACAATCGTAAAACATAGATAAACATTTATTAACTATAAAAGGAGGATACTTTTTTTCCCAAGTTTCATCATCACTATCAAGTAGCGGTTTTTTGTCAAAGTTGATTGCGTTCAAATAATCTTTTAACTCGTATGCCATATTACATCACAAAGGTTACTATCATAATTGCTCTAATATCTTCTTTTGGAAAATAGTAATAATGAGGAGTTCCTTCAAAAGCAACGCCTTTAAATTGTTCAGGATATATTTCTTTTAAAGTATGTTTTCCTGTACTATCTAAAATTACTGTTTTTGATTCTTTATCTTTTGGTTCATTTAAAAATAATAAAAATTGTTTATGTGGAAATTGATGATCTGTGTGAATTGGACAGTGATCTTCTATATTTTTAAAAGTAATATTATTAGATATTCTTAATATTCTTTTATACTTTATATTATTTTTTGTACAAAATTCATCAAACAAACTTTTAGCCCAAGCACCGTGATCTGAACAAAATGGATAATCACCATCTTTTTCTGGTTTGCCTCTTTCTTCTTCTCTAGTTAAAAAAATATGTGAAAAAAATTTATTTCCGTCTGTACCTACAGTATTGCTTTGTAAGTAATAAGGAAAAGATCCTCTTAAAACTTTATGAGTAATATAAAGTTTTTGCTGTTCGTTTAAAAAATCTTTATCTTCAATATAAAACATAATAAACTCCTTAACTATTTTCTATTTTTATGTCTGCCCATATACCATTCACCTGGTTCATAGTCCCAACGTTTACCGTGATGACCTCTTATATCAGCATACCACATTCTCAACTTTACTATTAATGTTCTAAATAATGTTCTCTTTGCCATATTCTCTTTACTTAAATTTACAACTTGCCATAATTTCTGTCAAACAAGCAACCATATTTATCTCTTGGTCAGCCACAAAAGCAGCTTTATATTGATAACCAGCAATAATTAATATGGCTTGAGGTATAGATTTAGTATCTAAATTTTCATATAACAGATCGTAGATTGTTCTAAACAAATGAGATGGCTCTTTGTCTAAATTCTGTACAACCCATTTTCTCATATCATTAAATCGTTTCTCTTTTAAAGTCTTCATCAACTCTTTATGATTGACTTCAGAAATACTAAACAAGATACCACTGTCAATCTTACCTCTTACAGAATATCTTTGTAGTTCGTTAATTGTTCTTCTAAAGTCTGGATAATACTTTTGAATTAACTCTGCTAAGACTTTTTTATCATATTCTATATTTTCTTCTTTTAAAACATCTTCTAATCGTTTCATAAGAGCACCAGCAGTTTTTCTAACTTGACCATTAGTAATCTTAAAGTCAATTACTGTACAACGACTATGAAGTGCTGGAATAATTTTGTTCTTATAATTACACGTAAAGATAAATCTACAATTATTATAAAATGTTTCTATGAAATTTCTTAAAGCAGGCTGAACACTATCAGCATTCATATAATCTGCCTCATCTATAATAACGACTTTGTGATTAGCTTCTTCGGTAAGAGATACGGTAGAAGCAAAATTTTTAATCTTATTTCTTAATGTATCAATCTGTCGACCTTCGTCTGAACCGTTAATGATAATATAATCTGTACCTAATTCTTCACATAAAGCACGAGCCACAGTAGTTTTACCTGTGCCTGCTGTACCTGATAATAGTAAATTAGGTATTTCTTTTTTCTCTAAAAATTTTGTAAATGTATCTTTTAATTCTTCAGTAAGAATACAATCACTAATTTTTTTTGGTCTATACTTTTCAACCCATAAAAAGTCACTCATAATATAATATACTCCTCAATTTAAATCAATCCAAATATAAGTTGGATCTTTTGTCATACTATCATAAATGTTAGGATTTGTCAATAGTGCCCTACGATATGGTGTCCACCTTATACCTACACCCCAACCTAACCGATTTATAATTTCTTTTTTAGTCAAACATTTTTCTTCTTTAATCCAATTAACAATTCTTTGTACTGCCTCACTTTCACTCATTTTACCTACACACTGAACCAAATCATCTATGTAATCACTCATACTTTTAATTTCATTTTTAAAAACTAACTTATGTTTAATATGATTAAGTGATTCGTTAGCATAGTCATTTCTTAAATCTGTATTGTCTAAATGTAAATTTAATTCTGAAAGTAATTCTTCATCTGTATCAATAAACTTACCTTCATCATATAATTCTCTATAATAATCTGCGTTGTACATAATGTAAGGAACACCGTTCATCATACCATCAGTAGTTGCCACAGACCAACCACTATAAGATTGTTTAGGAGAATAACCTACACAACACTTTTGTAAAAATTTATAATAAAATTCTTTGTCGCCTTTATCTACAATGATATAATCTCTATCAGGTTTTTTGGCAAGAGGAACCCAAACTTTAAAATCTTGCCTTTGTTGATAAAGTTTATCAGTGACTTTTAAAAATTCTTTATAATGTTTA